CATAATAGAAGGTGCTAACAACTCTATAGAGGCACAAAAAGTAGCTCTTTATGGTGAGGCACATAACCAAGAAGATATGGAATGGATTGATAGAGAAACAGTAAAAGAAGAAATTTTCTTGTACGAAGTAGATGACGTAGTAGAAGTACCAGAAGAAGACCTTAAAGTGTTAGAAAAATACTTTAATTTCTACACTGTTAACGAACTAATGCCTTCAATACACTAAACGAGTATATATAATGACAAAAACAGAGAAAGCAAAGGAACTTAAACAAAAAAGTAGTCACAGGATATCAGTAGAAACAGTGCTTGGACGAATACAAAAAGGATGGACTGACGAAAAAATACTTAGTACTCCAGTACAAAAGAAACCTCCAAGCACACACCCGCTAAAAAACCCTAGCTATCAAGCAATGGCTAAGTTTAAAGGGTGGAAAACTTAACTACTCTGTATTAAAATAAAATTACAGGTTGCGGTTACTCCTTGAAAGTCTCGTATCTTTCGCAAAACTCGACTGAAGGTGTCGATTAAAATTATGCTGTGCAAGTATCCTAGATTCCTTATTTACAAAATCTTTACTTGTATTAATGTTGACCGCGTAATCATATACAACAAAGTGTAATACCATTACTTATATAGGAAATAAAAATGAGAAAACAAAGAGAATTCACAGATTACGTAGATCACTTAATTGATGATGTGCATGAAGAATGCACTAATACTAAAAATAGAGAAGAAATTAATAATAGTACTAAATTTTTAATGCTTCTACTTCAAATACAGAATATTCTAAAGAAACCAAAACCCTAAACAGTCTCACTTACCGAAGATTCCCTTCTTCACCAGAGACTTTTTGCCCTAGTTATTCTAGGGCTTTTTTTTGCACGGAATAAAAGATATGAAAATTACTATAGATCCATTAGATATGCACACAGAAATTCCACAAGAGCACTTAGTGGAGTCTTTAGGTTATATACCTTACTTTTTAAAACAAAGAATGTCTGACGAAACAGCCAAGGAAGCTTTAACAAGAATGTATGGGTTTGGTGAGTTATTTGAAATGACAAACGGGAAAGTAGTAGATTATGTTTACAAATACTCAGGTGATCCTGACCTATACCCAATAGCTGAAATGACTAGTGGTAATACTACTGTTCTACAGTACAAATATGGGATTATAGCTATATTAGAAGAAAACGGATCTACTTTTGTAACAAGGATGGACTAAGTATGCAGTTAACAAACGAACAAAAAGACATTATAGACTACACGGTACACGAAGGAGGTATGTTACTAGTTCCAGCAGGTGCTGGTTGTGGTAAGACATTTATATCTCAAGAAGTAGTAAAAAAACTTAATCCTGCTAATGGTCTGTACACAGCTTTTAATAAAGCAATTGTCACAGAATCAGAAGAAAAATTCAGTGATTTTAATATTACCTGTAAAACTTTACACGCACTAGCCTATAAGTACGTTAAACCTAAAAGGAATGGTGTACAGGAGCTAAGTTACAATGGTATCAAAGAAGATTTAACATACCCTGAAAAAGCATTGGTGTTAGAAAACATTAATTTATTTTTTGTATCCGATTCTATAGATATGTGGGAATTTTTTGATTTAGAATTTTCTGACGAAAAAGCATACCTTAAAAAATACGCTATTAAGTACGTTAACTTAATGTTACAAAAGAAAATACCAATGTCTTTTAACTTCATGCTGAAATACTTTCACATACTTCTAAGTGAGGGTAGGGACTGTAAATACGATATAGTAATACTAGATGAAATTAATGATACTACGGCTGTAGCACTAGAGATATTCAAACTTATAGACTCTCCTATTAAGTTAGGTCTTGGTGAGTCTAATCAAGCTATATACCACTTCTTAAACCTTAAAGACGGTTTTGTAGAGTTGGATAAAGCTAAAACATTACCATTAACAAATTCATTTAGATGTAGTACTAGTATAGCGGCTTCTATACAAAAGTTTATGAGATCTTGGGTAACAGAAACTTTTACTTTTGTAGGTACTGAAACTCCTGTCAGTAACGGTAATACTTTATACGTCACTATGACTAACGCAGCTATTATTTATATTATAAAAGAATTTCTTACTATAAATAAAAGATTTACGTTACTTAGAAAGATATCAGAGATATTCGCTTACCCATTAGCTATAGTCTCAGCTTCTTCAGGAAATACTGTGTACCAACACAAGTATAAGTTCTTAGAAAAAGAATACCTTTCTTATATAAAAACTAGTTGTCATAAAATGACATTTTTCTCTTACCTGAAAGAAGTAGTAAACGATCAAGATACAAAATCAGCAGTAAACTTAATTATGTCGTTAAAAACTAGTGGTACAAACATATTTGATTTGTACGCTAAAGCAAAGGCTGTAAAGCCAGACCCTAAATACACAATTTCAACAGTCTTTACCTCTAAAGGTTTAGAATTTGAAACAGTCTATATAAATAGTGATATGAATAATCGTATCTCTAAAATTATAGAAAAAGGAGGAATACACTCCGAAGAAGACTTGGTAGCATTTAGGTGCTACTACGTTGCATGTAGCCGTGCTGGTACAAATTTGTACGGTGCGTCTCACTTAGACTATTATCAAAAATGAGGAACTCAAAATGAGTATTAGTAAAATTTTAGAAATGTCAAAAAATGAAATGTCAGATGCTGAAAAACTAAGAGCTATTTCCGTTACTGTGTCTGCAGCAAGAGAATCTTATGGTAATGCTGACGCAGAAATATCAGCTGACTACGTAAGTACTGCAGATGGTGATTTTGAAATGAAATTCCTAAATGATGAGACAAAACTTGTCTTAGTCCGCAGGGAAGTAAAACGTATTAAGATAGAGGCAATTGAAATGTCTGAATACAGGCAAGGTGTAAATATTAACAAAGTAGTAGAGCAGCTTGTTGCTACTTCTCCTGTGTTAGTAAATATTTCTGACACTACAGAGTTTTCTTACCTGTAGTTTTTATACATCGTACTAGGAGGTAATAACTGTGTTTTTAGCTTTCATAAAAAACAGGGCAACAGAGTTAGAAGTTGCGTCAAAAATAATGGGTGTACACAAAACATTACCTTTTAGTGCTGTGTTAGGTTTAGTACTAATACACAATAAAATGGGAACGCTTGAACTAAACAGGGAAATAAAAAAGTTTTCCGTAACGGAAGATTACTCAGACGTAAATACTGTACAAGCTTTCATACAAAATCACGTTCCATATAACGTGGATACTAACGTAGCTCCTAGCGTCATAGAAAGTTATATAGACTACTTTGTACCTAAAGATGATTGGTCAAAAACCAATGTTAGCAATAAAGATATAATGCATTTTTGTTTAGTTATAACTAAAACAGAAGAACTAATTTTTAAAACAAAGCTAGGGGATTTGGTGTCTAGTACAAAAACTATAAGACTACTAGCTAATGTACAAAACATATTTAAATCGTTAAAGGAGCACATATCTCTATCTGACACAGGAGGTACACTTATAGAGTTTAGTACAAGAGGACAACTTAAAAAAAAGTTAATGCATGAAATAATTAATAGTACAAATAACACATACACTATTAAGTACAACCCAGAATCTACACACCAAGAAGAAAAAGGTATTATATAATGAAACATAATAGATATGATGAAGTTATAAACCTAGTAGAAAATGATATTCCTATACTGCTTATAGGTGAAGCAGGTAGTGGAAAAACGACACTTATAAAACAAATAGCAGAACAACTAAATCTAAAGTTTTTTTCTGTATCAATGACAAGACAAACTACCTTATCTAGCTTAGTAGGGTTTAAAAACATTAATGGTGACTATGTTAGTAGTCAACTACGGGAAGCAGTTGAGTTTGGTGGCTTAATGCTACTAGACGAAATTGATGCGGGAGATCCAAATGTACTACTGTGTATTAACACATTAGAAAATAATTTTATGTCATTTCCTGATATAATAGTAAAAAAACATAAAGACTTTAGGTTGTGTGCAACAGCTAACCCTCAAGGTAAACAATTTACTGGAAGAGCAGTGCTAGATGCAGCAACACTCGATAGGTTTGACATAATAGATTTACCTACAGACAAAAGTTTAGAAACAGAAATAATTGGTGCCTCAGTAGCAGACCAAGTTAAAGACATAAGAGAAACATTAAAAAAGTGGAATTACGAAAAATCCATAACTATGCGTGACTCTATAAGACTAAAGAAAAGAATAGAACTTAACTTAGTTACTGGCTTTATAGAAAAGTTGTTTGAAAACAACGATGAACTAATAGCAGATTTCAATGAAAGAAGAGAACGTAAAACTTTCATACCACAAGAAATGTGTAACACAATAGATGAATTAATTTTAAACGTAAAAAAATCTCAAGGAGTACATGATGCTTAGATTACCAGATGTTTTTCCAAAATCATGGGGGGAAAGAATAAACTTAGAAAACCTAGACTTTCTACCATTTCGTAACTTATTACATTTTAAAAACCATGTATCTTTATTGTCACAATATGACGATGATCGTTGTGGTGTTACTTACAAACAAGCAGTATCAGATCTACTTAAAGGTACAAGTGTTTACAACGAAGATGAGTATAAAACTATTAGGAATCTAGTGCGTAGTAACCTTCTTAAACGAGGATTACTGACACAAGAGGTATATGAACATTTTAAATATGCTACTGATGGTATTGTGGTAGATTATGATATGGGTAAGTACTCAGCAGGTGAGCCTGACTGTGTTATTACTCCTACAATGCAGTACGTAAATTTCTTTTATGAGCTGTACATTAATATTAGCTACAGACACAACATAGAAGATTCAACTATAGCTCATAACATGAATAAAATGTTAGCTACAGTTGAAGAATTACAACGACAGCACATCAACATTAAAATTTCTTTAGTGTTTCCTGCTAGTAAGTCTAACGATAAAAATGATTTTCTATCTGTCATACCTATTTATTCTCACAGAGAGTTTAAAACTGCTAAAAAAATGGCTTCAGTACTAAACAATAGGTTACTACGTAAATTTTACTTTGCTATTTTAGAAAAGTATTACGGCAAAGATTTGTCTGAAGGTTACGGAAATGAGTTAAAACTACCACATACAATGAATTTGGCTGACAATTTTGATGAAATTGAGTTTTTCACAAAAATTCAATCTCAAGCACAGGAATCACTGTAATGAGTACTTTTGAACTACTAGAGAAGTACGTAAAAAGTAAAACTAGTAACTTGGGGTATTTTCCTGAAGTAGTACAAAAAGGTATTAACACTATTAACGGAGAGATACCGTTTAAGCTAAAACTGTCTATTACGCTATCTGAGCTGATAACATTCTCATCTCATCTAAGGAAGTCTATATCTTTGTTTGACGGTACACTAGTGCCTACAAACGCTATAGTATTTGCATTAAGCGCATCAGGTACTTCAAAAGATAAATCACTGAACGCAATTAGGAAATCGTTACACACAGCATACTATAAGCTAGAAGAGAAACGTAAAGACTACGCTAAAGATAAAGCTAGGAAAATGGCTGTTGGACAAGGTGACACTAGAGAAGATTGGCAAAAGTACTATTTACCCCCAAAACCACTACAAGCTGGTCTAGGTACAGTAGAAGGACTGTTACACCACTTTTCTGACATAGCCTCTAACCCTTTGGGTGCAGGAAGTATTCTCAGTACAGAGATAGGAAGTGACCTACAAACTAATGGTGCTATGACCGATATTATTAAGACTATAGCCGTAGCTTATGACTTAGGTAACGTTCCTCCTAAAATAGTTAAATCCGTAGAGAATCAAACATCAAGTATTAAAGGTTTACCTATTAATGCTCTTTTGTTTGGGTCACAGGAAGCTTTACTATATAACAACGATATTAAGTCTAGGTTCAAACTTATATTTAATACACAGTTAGCTAGACGAAGTATATTTTCGTTTACTCCAGAAGTACCTGTTAAACCTCCTATCAAGTCTATTGATGAGTTATACGCTTTAAAGGAAAAAGAACGTGCTCAAGTATTACTAGCTCAGAAGGAACTAGACGAATTTACATCAGATCTAGTTGAACTAACTAACCAAGAACCTTTATCTGTCACTCCAGATGCTAACAAGTTATTCGATGTTTATATGGAGTACAACTCAATTATGGCTGATAACTTATCTAATAAGTATCCTATATCTAAGTTAAGCCGTAGACACAAACAATGGTTAGCACTAAAGCTGTCAGGTACTTACGCGATACTACAAAATGAAGAGCATGTTACAGAGTTAACCTACGCTTACGCTATTAAAACAATAGAGTTTTTAGCAGAAGACTTACAAAAATTTGAGGTAGAGCTAGTAAAGGAACCTTACGAGCAACTAGCAGATCTTTGCTACTCTAAAGCAGAAGAAGGAAAGTTCACTATGTCATTACATGACTTACGTAAAATGGGCTATATAGCAGGTACAGGATCTCCTAAGAATAAGATTCTTGATCTAGCGACACTAGTTAACAGCTATGACCAAAATGCTACATACACAGGAAACCCTGATTCTATCAGTTACCAGCAAAGGTTAAAAACTGACATTATAGGTGTTAGTTACATTATATTTTAAGGAGATACCACAATGAAAAGTAAAAATAAAAATAGGCAGTTAGTTCAAGATATGATTTACATTCTAAAATCATGGAAAAATGGAAAAGCAGTAGAGTACTACTCTAAAGAAGCTCAAGATTGGTTAGAACTGTCTGATACTCCTGTATGGGACTTTAAAGAAGAGGTGTACAGAGTTAAACCATCATACAAATACATAATGCTACACCCAAATAAGGAATACGACAGAGTACCAGTTAATCCCGTATGCGAAGATATAGAACGATACGTTAAAAATATAGAAGAAATAGGTGAACTTGAGAAATTAGGGTACGAACTGTATAAAAGAGATAGTGTATGAAAAATGCAGAGATGAAAGAGTACATGAAAGTTAATTGTGATAGTGGTTACGAACACCATGAAACAAAATTTGATGAACTTCCATTACTTCTACAAGAAAACGCTGCTTACAGCCCATTTAAATTTGAAAACGGGAAGAGAGCTAAAGCTAATATCATTGGTGGTGCTAAGTTTGTTGTGCTAGATATAGATAAATCTAAGCTAACAGATGAAGAAGCACATGTTCTTCTAGACGAGTATAACCACCATATTGCTAGAACTAGTGACCCTGAAAACAAATACAAGTTTCGTGTACTTGTAGAGCTAGACGCTGTTGTAGACGTAGAAGATCGTATGTGGACTTCTTTTATAGAAGAAGTAGGTATTGAACTTGGTTTTGTTATAGACAACCTACCTAAGAGCCAGATTTTCTTTTCTTACGCAGGAAGAGATATCCATACGCAACTAGAAGGCATACCTATGAAAGTTAAGCCACTGCTAGACCGTGCAGCTATACGATTACGTGATAAGCCAAAACCTGCTAGAGAGCTTCCAAATGCTAATAAACAGCAACTACTAGATGACCCACGTACTACGTTTGAATTTGCGTATAACGCAGAACAAGGAGAACGCAGCAGGTTAATGTATAGATGTCTGGCCTACGCAATTGATCTAGGGGCTAGTGAAGAATATGTGACAACTCTAGCACACGAGGTTGATAACTATTGGGTTACACCTATGGACCCAGATCGTTTGTTACACACACTAATAAACCCAGCGTTAAGGAGAATGTAAGTATGTGGGAGTGTGTTGATAAAAAAATACTTTCACATGAAGATTTACACAAAGAATGTGTATCTATTGTATACGAACTTGAGTTTGAAGACGGTACACTATACATAGGAAAACTAGTAGTTAGGTCTATGCGTAGGCTAAAGCCCACTAAGGCTCAGTTAGCTATCCGCAAAAACTACAAAAGAGTAGAACTTAAAAATATACCTTTTGTGAACTACACAGGGTCATCAGAAGAAGTTAAAGGTAAAATTGCAGTAAGAAAAGAAATACTACACCAGTGTAGCAATAAAAAAACTGCAACATATCTGGAAGCAAAAGAACTATTTACTGCTAATGTTTTATACAACGACAGTTACTTAAATAAAAATATTAGTGGTGTTTACTTTGAAAATTCGTTAGACGGATTAATTTTACTTAGTTAGGAGAAATATTATGGGACTAGACATGTATCTAGATGCCGATATTTATATTGGTGCAAAGCACGATCATAGAAAAGTTAGTGGTAAAATTGAAATTGAAATTGAAGGTTTACTAGTACCTCTAGGTATAGAAGATGTTGAGTCTATAACAAAAAACATAGGTTACTGGAGAAAAGCTAATGCAATACATAATTGGTTTTTAGAAAATTGTACATGTAGTGAAGAGGGACAAGAAGCGTCTGTGTCAATGGAAGATCTAGAGAATCTAGCGGTAGCTTGTGAGAAAGTTTTAGCTTATAGAACACTAGCAGAAGACATACTTCCTACAAGCAGTGGGTTTTTCTTTGGTTGTACAGACTACGACGATTACTACTATGAAACACTTAAAGATACTTTAGATGTAATAGACAAAGCTAAAGAATTAAAAGATACGTTACCTCTTAGTGCTTACTTAACATTTAAGTACACAGCTAGTTGGTAGCCAATAAAATAACTAATAAACAACGTGGGGTACTATGTCATACCTAAAAGTAACTTATGAAGTGTACAACACTTTATTTAAAATAAATAAGGTACTTAAAAAGCTAAACACACACAGTATATTAGCATTTGACGTTGAAACTAGATCTGCTTACTCACAAAAAGAAGTTAAAGAAGCTAAAGATCTACTAAAACATCCTGAACTTATAAAACCTGAGTACCTAATCCTAGTTAAACAGGTAGCTAAATCATCAGGTTTGAGTTGTCCACAGCTTATACACACGACACACTTTATATTTGGTTTGTCAGAAACTGAGAGTGTGATACTGATCGCACCAGATAAAAAGACAGAAGTAGCCTTATGGAATTGGGTTGTACAGTACAAAGGTAAATTGTTAATACATAACACAGGGTTTGATTTAAAGATCTGTTACCAGCGTACAGGACAGTTTCCTGTTGATTACGAAGATACTCAACTACTAGCTAAGTGCTACATGAATAACGCAGAAAACTGGAAGGCTAGAACAGGACTTAAATTGTTAATGGGACAGTACTATGATCCTAAATGGAGTTTGTTTGAAGACTACAATGTTGAAAAACTAAACAACAAAGACTTTGTATCATACTGCTCAATTGATGGTGCTGCAGTAGTAATGCTGTGGAACCAATTAAAGGAGTACGTAAAATGAAAACCAAGATAGAGTACAGAGTAAATGGCTGCTTAACTGACATAGAGACATCTGCTAGTAGTATATTTGTGGAGGTGTTGTGATGTCAGGCAACATGTACCAACTAAGGCACCCTAACAAAATACCTATAGGTGGGTATTTTTTTGTGGATGGTCCTTTTGATGCTCATGGTTATGTACTTCAACATATACATACCAACGAAAAAGGTACTCTGCACCTAATAAGAGGTACTGGTACTAAAGACAGGAGGAATAAAAAATGAGACCTTGGCAAATACTACCAGTACCGTACCCTAAAGACTTTGATCCTTCAAAGGAGCAGCCAGACTATTTCTACCAAAACTTTGTAAAACACTTCATACCTGACATGATTCAAAT